GTTATCAGGGTCTAGCGTTTAGCTGGATAGGGTTTGACGAGTTAACACAATGGGCCACACCATACGCATGGAATTATATGCGGTCTCGTCTACGGTCCACTGCCCCTGATTTGCCCGTCTTTATGAGGGCTACAACAAACCCCGGTGGAAGAGGGCATCACTGGGTAAAGAAAATGTTTATTGACCCTGCCCCATATAATAAGGCGTATGATGCGACAGATAGTGAAACGGGTGAAGTTCTTCGATATCCAGCAGGTCACAGCAAAGCTGGGAAACCATTATTTAAACGTAGGTTCATTCCTGCTAGATTATCTGACAACCCGTATCTCTCTGAGGCAGGTGACTACGAAGCTATGCTCTTGTCGCTCCCAGAGCAGCAAAGAAGACAACTCCTCGAAGGTGATTGGGATATTAAAGAAGGTGCTGCGTTCACAGAGTTTGACCGTAATATTCATGTTGTTGAACCTTTTAATATTCCTAACAATTGGGTTAAGTTCAGAGCATGTGATTACGGGTATGGTTCTTACAGTGGTGTTATTTGGTTCGCTGTCGCACCGTCTGAGCAACTCATTGTGTACAGGGAATTGTATGTGTCAAAAGTCTTAGCCACAGACTTAGCTGACATGGTATTAGAATTAGAAGCCGAAGATGGAAATATTAAGTACGGTGTTCTGGATAGTTCTCTTTGGCACAAGCGTGGTGACACTGGCCCTTCTCTTGCGGAGCAAATGATAAGCAGAGGTTGTAGGTGGAGACCGGCAGACCGAAGCCGTGGTAGTCGTGTGGCAGGTAAGAACGAAATACACAGACGTTTACAGGTAGATGAATTTACGGAAGAACCTAGACTTGTTTTCTTTAATAGTTGCACAAACACTATCTCACAGCTACCGTCCATACCGTTGGATAAAAAAAATCCAGAAGATGTGGATACGAAAGCAGAAGACCACTTGTACGATGCGTTAAGGTATGGTATAATGTCACGACCAAGATTTAGTATATTTGATTATGACCCGATGGGTAGACCCGGTGGCGGTATGCAAGTTGCAGATGCTACCTTTGGATACTAAGGAAAAAAAGTATGAATGAAGATGATATCATGATTGAAGATGACGCTATTGCGTTAGAGGATACAGATGATTCTGTGACTTTTGATGCTGATGTATCTAATATCATACCATTTGTCATTGAGCGTTACAAACGTGCAGAAGACTATCGCTATCAAGACGAAGAGCGTTGGCTAAGAGCATATCGCAATTATCGTGGTTTGTACGGTCCTGATGTACAGTTTACAGAAGCGGAGAAATCTCGTGTCTTTATCAAAGTCACTAAAACAAAAACTCTGGCAGCATATGGACAGATTGTGGACGTATTGTTTGCCAGCAACAAATTTCCTTTATCAATTGAGCCAACGACTTTACCAGAAGGTGTTGTGGCAGATGTTCATTTTGACCCACAAGAGCCAGCAGAACTACAGGCAAGCACTAGCCTCACTAGCCCGTATGGTTTCAAGGGCGATGGTAAAGATTTGCCTCCGGGTGCAACGTCTAAAACGCTGGCTGAAAAACTTGGCCCACTAGAAAATAAACTTGAAGGTGTGCAGGACAAGTTAAAAGAAGGTCCGGGCAAAACTCCTACTGCTATTGAATTTAGCCCAGCTATGATTGCTGCTAAAAAAATGCAGAAAAAAATACACGACCAATTAGAAGAGTCTGGTGCTAATAAGAACCTACGCAGTAGTTCATTTGAAATGGCATTGTTTGGTACAGGCATTATGAAAGGTCCATTTGCAAAGGACAAAGAATATGCTAATTGGGATGACGAGGGTAACTATGACCCAATGTTTAAAACCGTACCACAGGTAGACCACGTATCTGTTTGGAATTTTTATCCAGACCCAGATGCTAACAATATGGATGAAGCACAGTTTGTAATTGAGCGTCATAAAATGTCTCGCTCACAAATGCGTCAGTTAAAAAAGCGTCCGTACTTTCGTGGTCAAGTTATTGACGACTGTATTCAGATGGGTGAAAACTACAATAAAAAATATTGGGAAGATGACCTATCTGATTATGCACCAGAACATGGCATTGACCGTTTTGAAGTTCTTGAGTATTGGGGTATGGTTGATACCGACATGCTGGAAGAGCAGGGTGTTGACATTCCCGATGAATTAAAAGATTTTGATGAACTTCAGGCAAACGTGTGGATTTGTAACAGCAAACTTATTCGTATGGTTTTAAACCCGTTTAAGCCAGCTAAAATTCCATATGCTGCTGCTCCATTTGAAATGAACCCATACTCATTTTTTGGTGTTGGTATTGCAGAAAACATGGATGATACACAGACATTAATGAATGGCTTTATGCGTATGTCTGTAGATAATGCTGTTCTTTCTGGCAATATGCTGATTGAGGTTGATGAAACTAATCTAGTGCCGGGTCAAGACTTAACACTATATCCGGGTAAGGTATTTCGCAGACAAGGTGGCGCACCGGGTCAGGCTATTTTTGGTACTAAGTTTCCAAATGTATCATCAGAAAACATGATGTTATTTGATAAGGCTAGACAGCTTGCTGACGAGTCAACGGGTATGCCTAGCTTTGCACATGGACAAACTGGCGTATCGGGCGTTGGACGGACAGCATCAGGCATCTCAATGCTAATGAACGCTGCAAGTGGCAGCATTAAGACTGTTATTAAAAATGTGGATGATTATCTACTTCGTCCTTTAGGCGAAGGTTTCTTCCGCTTTAACATGCAATTTGACTTTGACTCAGCGATTAAAGGTGACTTAGAAGTAAAAGCACGTGGCACAGAAAGTCTAATGGCTAACGAAGTACGTAGTCAGAGACTTATGCAGTTCTTGCAGATTGCAAGTAATCCTGCTCTTGCTCCATTTGCTAAGTTCCAATATGTAATCAGCGAGATTGCAAAATCAATGGACCTTGACCCCGACAAAGTAACTAACAACATGAGTGAGGCTGCTTTGCAAGCAGAACTGATGAAACAGTTCCAAGCACCAATGCAACCAGAGCAACCTCAACAGGGCATGGCAGATGGCGCACCGCTTGACCCCACAGGCTCTGGTGGTGGAACAATAGGTACTGGTCAAGCACCAGTTCCGGGTGAACAAGGATTTAGTGGTAATGGACAAACTAATATTGAGCAAACTCAAGCCGTGGGTCAACAACAACCGCCAATGGGAAGCGTTCAGTAATTACATAGACGCACATATAGAAACGCAACAGAAAGCATTAGAGCAATCTACTGACCCTGTTTTGTTTCATAGGCAACAAGGTGCTATAGCTGTTTTGCGTAGACTTAAATTTATAAGAGATGAAGTAAATGGCTCTAACTGAACAGATGCGTAATGAGGCTATTAAAGAAGCTGAAGACATAGATACAGGTGTTGATACTCGTACAAAAAAAGAACGCCTAAGACAACAAATGGATGACCTAAAATCTTTTGGAAATTTTGTCAAAGAAGAAGGTCCAATGTTTGTAGCAGAATCAACTCCCGGTCTTGGTGAGGCTATTGCTATTAAACGCACTTCTGATGCTCTTGATAAAGGTGATAAAATAGGTGCAGCTATTGAAGCTGCTAGTGGTGTTATGGGTTTATTACCTATTGTTGGAGACGTAGCTGGTAAAACTTTTAGAAAGATAGCAAAACCAGCAGATATATTACCAGAAAAAAATGAATACACAGATGGTAAAAAAGTATTTCACGCTACTTCTGCAGAATTTGATGAATTTGATTTTGTCCGTCCGGGTGAATCTGATATAGGATTTCATGTAGGTACATCGGAACAGGCAAATTCACGTTTGAGAAGTTCTGGCAAAAACATAAGAGAAGGTGAGCGTGTATTACCACTACAGCTAAATAAAGAATTAAAACCTGCTCGTGTTCCAGACGTGTCATTTTTTAGTGAGCCAAACAGGTGGAGAGCAGAGTTAGCTGTACCCACATCGGAAAAAAATATTTTACGTTTTCTTTTGGATGATGCGGAAGACGCAGCACTAATTGCTAAAGGACCAACAGTAAGGGTTGGAAATGAATTGTACGTAGTAAATCCTCAAGCAGTAAGACAGGGTGTAACTAAAGATGAAGAGTTTTGGAAAGACTTAGTACGTGCTAGTGTTGCGGCAGAAAAGAAACTAGATACAAAAAACTTTGAAAATAAAAAGAAATGGTTTGATGTATTAAAAGGTGTAGCTAATAAACACGGTTATGACTCTTTTGTTTATAAAAACCAATATGAAGGTTCTAGTGAAGGAGGTTTAGATTTTTTAGTTGACCAGATACAGCAAGCAAGTAAAGGTAATATAGACCCTAGTGAAGTAGATATGCTTTCTAAGTTTGACGATAGCTACATGCTTCTCGAACCAGACCAAGCCAAAGGTTTATTTGGCGGCAAAACATCAGGCGACCCTGAATTTATGAAAAGCAAAGGTGGATTAATATGAACGCTATAAGCAAACAGATGGATTTGTTTAACAAAGAACCTGATGAGATGGATGCCTTATTAAATTCTTTTATAGATAAAAAAGAAAAAGAAAACAAAATGTCTTATGCAGAAGGCGGCTTGGAAGATGGTGGGTTAAAAGAAGAGGGCGGTGCAGTAGACCCTGTTTCGGGCAATGACGTACCACCGGGTTCTACAAAAGAAGAAGTGCGTGATGATATTCCAGCGCAACTCAGTGAAGGTGAGTTTGTATTTCCTGCAGATGTTGTGCGTTATATTGGACTTGAAAAACTTATGATGCTTCGCCAAAAAGCAAAGCAAGGTTTAAAGACGATGGAAGCTATGGGTCAAATGGGTAACTCTGAAGAAGCTTCTGTTCCAGATGACTTGCCTTTTGCGATAACTGATTTGATTATTGTTGACTCAGACGAAAAAGAAGAGTATAATAATGATGACGAAACAAAAGAAATGAACGTAGGTGGATTTTTGCCGCCAAACCAACAAACACAATCTAATACAGGTGTGTACTACCAACCTAGTAATCTACCAACCACAACGGGTATTATACAACCTCCTGTCACAGCATCTTCTTCATATCAAGCACCTATGCAGTACGCTGCTCCTGTACAGCAGTTTACTCCGACCATACAAACTCAAACCGCACCTAAAGCTACAGAGTTTTTAAAAGGTGAAAAAGAAATCGCTAGATTAATTACCATTATTAATCCTGATACATTAGAAGAAAAGCAGATTAACTTTATTCCGGGTGTGACAACTATACCAGAAGGTTTTATATTAAAAAGCGAATATGAATCAGAAGATAAAGTTACAACAACACCTACAACTACACAGTCAACAAGAGTAGCAGAACAATCTGATGAATCAGAACCAGATGACGGATTAGGTGCTGGCGGTGGTCGCATTGGTTTTGGCGGTTCACTAGACCCTAAACAACCGGGTTTAAAAAAGGGTTCGACTCGAGTAGGTGTAGCATTTAAATCTGGCAGAAGAGGGCCAGTTACTGCAGCTAAAGATTTTATTACAGGAACACAAACTCCTATAGAAACACCTAGTGTAGATATTACACTTAATAACCAAACAATAAATATACCTAGAGCAAAGTACGACAAATTAAAAGAAAAAGGCTTTATGGGTAAAGAGGCTGATGCTATTTTGGAAGGATTAAATAGAAAAGACAGAGTAGCAAAAGCCATGAATGAAGTTGCAAAAAGACAAGCTGCTATAGAAAAAGCTAGAGAAAAAGCAGCAAAAGCAAAAACAGAAGCAGCAGCACAACAGGCAAGAGAAGAACAAGAAGCTGCAGAAAGAGCAGCAGTGGCAGCAGTACAAAATGCTTATTATGCATCAACGGGAAGTGATGAGTCTGGAAATCAATATACAGCAGAAACATATGCAGAAGAAGTAGGTACAATAGGTTCAGACGATTATACAACAAGCACTGGCTATGGTATTGGTGCAAAAGGTGGTTTGTTTGAGAAAGATAAAATGACATTTCACAAACAAATGAAGCAAAGTGGATTAGCTTCTAAAAAATAATCTACATAACTCAATGGCTACCTAACCCCCCAACACTGGCTACGGTTAGCCCCAAAGGAGAAACAGATGGCTGAAGCAGCTATTATGGCAGAAGAAATGCAATCACCAAAAAAGGTTGCGTTTGCAAATAAACCTTACACGCAAGAAGAACGCATTAAACGTGAGGAAGAAGAACTAGAACAACTCATCAAAGAACAAAAGGGTGAGGAAGAAACAAAAACAGTAGAAGCAGAAGAAGAGCCTACTACTGCCGAAGAAAAAACATTTAAAAAGCGTTACTCAGATTTACGTAGGCATCAACAAAAACAATCTGAAGATTTTAAAAAAGAGTTAGAAGACCTTAAACGACAGTTAGGCGATGCTACCAAAAAAGAATTTAAATTACCTAAATCAGATGAAGACATTGAAGAATGGGCAACAGAGTACCCCGATGTAGCAGCCATCGTTGAAACAATTGCAATGAAGAAAGCACGTGAGCAGTCTACGGCATTAGAAGAACGTGTTAAAGCAATTGATGAAATGCAAATATCTGCCACAAAAGAAAAGGCAGAAGCTGAGTTGATGAGACTGCATCCTGACTTTGGAGACATTCGTGATAGCGATGATTTCCATCAGTGGGCTGATGAACAGCCTAAATGGGTACAAGATGCATTGTAC